CCTAAATAACCTACTCGATACTGCTTGTGAAGATTTCTATAACAACGAAATGGAGAACGCAGGGTATCAGTGCAACCAAGACATGGAACACGGGGATTTCTATTGGAGTAAGCGCTAATGAATGTCCACGTAATCAATGGCGACAAGGCACATACCTATATTGACCATGACCGCGCCTATTGGAATCTTGAACCTTGGGTTGCTACCTGGGACGGCTACGATGGCGCACCAATTGACTTTGAAACGCCAAGCCGTGACCCAATTGGTCTTGGCTGTACTGAGCAAGAGGCATTGGATGACTTGTTGGAGAAATCAGAATGATTGAGACATTCAGCAAGTATGAATATGAAATCTTCGATTACCCAGACGATGATTACCCAGCACATAAATACTATTACTACAGAATTTATGACGACAGCGAGCAGGGTTACATAGAGTCAGACGGGAACATGTTTGACGGCAAAGAAGAAGCAAGGTTTGCAGCGGTAGGGCATATTTTACAGTTGATTAAAGAGGGGTTTGTCAAATGATTAAAGACTATATAACGCCAGCACAACGATTGAATTTTAAGAGGAACAAGACGTGGAAAGAACTGCTTTGGAACAGGTCAGGGTTTGGGTACAACATCGAATTGACTACTGGGAAAATGTTGTTGAAGCACACCCCAATGACTACGAAACGTTTACAGACATTGGTGAAACATGGCGAACAGGTCTTGAAAGAGGTGAAGACAAGGGAATGCTGGACGCTTTCCACATGGTCATGGAATGTATAAACGGTCAACGTAGATGAACACTTTATATTCCTGCTTCGCGATTCGCTAATTGCGAATTAGATATTAGCGGGAATATATGGGGTTTATCTAAGTCCTTAAGTGGACATAATTAATGTAAATGTTAGGAGAAGTAAAAATGGCGTTAAAAGCAAAGAAACCTTTGGTGTCTGAGTGCAGAATGAAAGCATTGTTTTATGGTTCTGCTGGTGTCGGCAAAACGTATGCTGCGATTCAGTTCCCCAAGCCCTATATCATTGATACTGAGGGTTCAACCAACAAGCCACAATATGTACGCTTGATTGAGAAGTCAGACGGTGCGGTGCTCATGACTGTAGACTTTGACGAAATGATTAATGAAGTACGTGAATTGTTAACCACAAAGCACGACTACAAAACATTAATCATTGACTCACTAACCCTGTCATACAACGACCTGCTAGAGAAAGCAGAGCGCAAGGTTGGAACGGACTTTGGCCGACATTATGGTGAAGCAAACAAGCGTATGAAGCAACTATTAAATTTGCTGTTCCGCTTGGACATGAACGTTATTATTACTTCTCATAGCAAGAATGAGTACGGACAGAATTTAGCAGTTTTAGGGCAAACGTTCGACTGTTACAAGAAATTAGATTACCTTTTCGACCTGGTGTTTGAAATCCAGAAGCGCGGAACGCATCGCGTGGGCTTAGTTAAGAAGTCCCGATTTGAAACATTCCAGGACACCGACACGTTCCCATTCTCTTATGAAGAGATTGCGGAACGCTACGGACGTGCAGTAATAGAACGTGAAGCAGTAGCCCAGGAACTAGCAACGCCTGACCAAATAAAAGAAGTTGAGAGACTTGTAGAGTTACTCAAGGTAAGTGAAGAGACTACGCAAAAATGGCTGGATAAAGCCAATTCTGATGCTTGGTCGGACATGCAAAAAGAGTCCATACAAAAATGTATCGACTTCCTTAATTCTAAGATTAAGGGTGAATGATGGATAAAGTAGACCATGAATATACGGATGAAGTAATTTGTCCGCATTGCTTCCACGAACATAGCGATTCGTGGGAGTTTTTAGATTGGGTGGAATGTTTTGAATGCCATGAGTGTGAGAAGCCTTTCAACATATGCAGGAATGTAACAATTAACTATTCAACGTCAATCTACAAGGAGAAAAAGTAATGTTTCAATATGATGTAATGAGCGAGCAGGAAGCAATGGCCGAGCGTTTTCAGTTAATGAAAGAAGGAATCTATGAGGCGGTTATCACCGCTTCACAAGATACAACGTCCGCAAGTTCTGGTAATCCCATGATGGATATGACCGTTACTTGTTATGATGAAGCTGGAAAGCCCCACGACATTAGGGACTTCTTAGTATTCACCAAGCAAATGATGTGGAAGGTAGTACACTTTGCGGAATCTGCGGGTATTCAAAAAGAATATGCAGAAGGTAAACTTTGCTCTCAAGTTGCAATTAACAAAACCGTTAAAGTAAAAATAACTGTGGAGACGGGTAGCGAAATACCCCAAGATAAGTTAAAAGGCAAGCCGTTGGGTTCTAAGTACCCAGACAAAAATAAGGTGGAAGATTACCTACCAAAAGGCGAACAAGGGGCAAACGGTGTACCGAATGGCGATACACCACCACCGTTTACCGATGATGATATTCCACCATTCCTATAAGGTGAACGATGGGTTATTTAAAAGGTTTTGGAGTAAGCGCACTAGTGATGGTTTTCCAACATCACTTCCCACTTCAATGGTGGGAATGTGCGCTCTTAAGTTTTGGGATAACGGCAATAATTATCTAGGGAGTCAAACTAATGAACTTTTGCGAAGCAATGGATTTGCTTAAGAATGGGGCGAAAGTCACCAGGAGCGTATGGAAAGGAAGCCTATTTTTCTCAATGGAAGGTGAAGAGGTTTTGGCCTATCAGCCTAGATTTTTAGATTACACCTATGATGAAAGCATCATGGTTTCGGATGGGTGGCAAGTTGAGGATGAATCGCAGGAGTATACATTTTGCGAAATTATACCGTTTTTAAATGATGGTAAAAAAGCGCGATTGGCAGAATGGAAAGACTCTTTTATCTTTTTGGATAGGAGTTCAGGCAAGCTTGTTTTGCATATGATGGATAGCTTTCCGTTTGTACCAGAGTTTGAATCGTTTATGGCAACCGACTGGATTGAAGAATGATTCCATTTAAAGATAGAACGTTTTGCGCCTCACCAAAATGTAAAAATGAGTGCGGTAGAAAAATGACCAAGAAAGAAGAAGAGCAACTCGAAAAAATGAACGAAACCCAATGGGTAGGAGTCATGCAAGGATATTTTTGTGGCGAACCAGAAGAAGGAAGCGAACATGATTGATTGTAAGGAATGCTCGGAGTATGTAAATGGACTTTTTAATCGTGGTGAAATTACCAAGGATGAAATAGAGAAAGTTACGCTGGATAGGCATATACTAAAGGGCTGCACTAAAAAAATCGATCCCTTTGCAGATTGGTTAGAATTTGCCATAGTGAATCAAAAAGAACTACAATTAGAGAACACAGAGCCATACCAGTTCCCAGAATGGAACAAAGGATATCTTGAAGCGCTGGTTGACGTGAAAGAACGTTACACGGCTGCTACCCTCACGAATGAGGGAACCAAGTAAACGATAAAGCCCTCAAAGCCTCTGTAAATCCTATCCGCTATCGCAGCTTAGTAGGTACGCTCAAGATGAGGGCTTCTTTTTTCACTCTAACCTAATCAGAACAGGATTAAAACTATTTGCAGTAAAAATGCAGTACCCGTTACTGTGAGGCACGCAGTTAGAAATCTTATACCCTGTAGTATTTAACCTTATTCCTGCGTTCGGGAAATTGGTTGTATTAGTAGTACGCGTTTTTATGTATAAATCAAGACCAGTAGATGTATAGTTTTGGCAGGACATTTGCGCCACACCATTTAAGCATAAGGTAATCGGTAAAGATAATCCTTTATTTTCGGATTGAACATCGAACAGCAAGCCACCGCAATGCGCTGCACCAGAACCCAGCGCCAATATTGCTGCCAGTAGTTTTATTTTCATCTATCATTTATCCTTGTGTGATATTTTAATACCTGCACCATAAGGATATATTAATGAATGAGCCTTGGGAATGCCCGCGCTGTTTCCGTATGAATGCCCCTTTTAACCCCACCTGTTTTTGCAAACCAGAAGATGACGGTTATTTAATAGACCACGGAAAATATAATAAACCATCAGAGCATGTTATGGACGCTGCAAATTATCTTACAGGAAGCAAACAAACAAAAGTTAACTTGCCACAAAATCTATGTCTTATTTGTGGCATTGAACACAATCACGGACAGCATTGCGCCACCCTTCAAAACAACTTACCACCTAACGGAGAATTTATTTAAACCATTTTGTTAAGACCAACGAAATGGTAAACGGACTTTCACAACAATAAGGAGATTGGCATGAGTATAGAAGCCCTGTACCCATTGATAAGCTTTAACCAGCGGAAAATGATTGATGCACTAATCAAGCACCCCGAAGGGTTAAGGTCTGATGAATTGGCGGAAATTACAGGCGTGAGCAATAAGAGTGGGACGTTAACCCCTGATGTGCGCGCTTCTACTAGAACATGGATGGGAATTATCCATTAAACGAGAAGGTGGAAAGGCTAAATGGGTTTTGCGTGAAGTACCTACTGAGATAATATTGCAGCGCAAAAAGATAGTTAAGTTAAACCAGGCTTTGGGGCAAATAATTCAAGGCTGCGAAACCATCCAGGGACTTTTAGGATATAAACCACAAGGAGCATAACGTGAGATTACCAAAATCAATTCAAGCAGAACGAGCAGTATTAGGCGCATTATTATTAGACAGCTTCCTTTTTGAGACCGTAAAAGACAAGCTTTGTACCGAAGACTTTGCCCAGAAAGAACATCGTTCTATATACCACGTCATGGGGTTATTGTGGGATGAGCATCAAAGTTTTGAAGCCGGACTTATAAGTATTAGGCTTAAACAGCTAGAAAAATATATTTTTGAGATGGCAAACGAATGCGTATCAATCAGGAACGTATTAGCTTATGTAGACATTGTCCGCGAGAAATCAGTGCAGCGTCAGCTTATTGGTGTGGCGAGTGAGATTGCGCAAAGCGCCTTAAAGCCTGGCAATAAAGATTTCAAAGAAATTCTGGATGAAGCCGAAGCGAAGGTCATGAGTATTGCCGATGACCAGGACGTAGAAGTTTGCCCTGCACATTTACGGTTAACTCACTTCCTTAGAGAGCTTGCCGAAGAAGTCGCCAGCACTGATTTAGATGAAGAGTATTTACGTGAAATCATTGTTGAGGTAAATAAGGCGCTGGTTTGTACGCTTGAACATTATGAGGATAATCACGCAGAGATTAACGAATGACGCTAGATGAAGAAAAAGAGTTAATTAAAGGGCTGGCAACTTCCCCCGATTTTTTCGGGGCGTTGTCAGAAGCACTTGACCAGGTAACGGGAAAGTCTGTAACCGTTCAAGAAATAGGGCTATGGTTTTTCTCTCAAGGGTATTTGTCGTGCCTGAACTTCCAGAAAACAGCAAAGATGACCAGGCCATTTAAATACAACCCAGAGCAAAAAGATGAACAGACGAAGTAAAATAGTAAGTGGCGCCTTTATCGTGTTGATTGCCATCATCCTAAATATAGACACCTTAATGCATTGGGATATTCATTTTTATGTTTCTCATATAGTCCATTGCGTAGTTGAAGGGGTAATCATTTTAATGTTTGCTAAAGAATTGCGTGGCGACCGATGGTTATAATGTTAATACAAAAATTATTGTGCACTATCTTCGGGCATAAGTTTGGCGGTTATGAGAAAACCAAAGAACAAAGGATGCCAGACCGATTTTATTGCACCCGTTGCAAAAAGTTAAATCCCACATATGAAGGGTGGTTTTAAGGTACACCTTATCCACCAGTCAAGAACCAGTCAAGAAAACACCTGTCTTTAATTATTTTTGCCACCTTAATTGACATTGTATAATAAGGTGGTATCATAACGCCAATTACCAATTTTGGATTTATTAGTATGTTCAAAAAGAAAGTTCCTGAACAACCTTTAGAATTTATCATGCTAGACCAAGAAGATTTTACCTGTCTTGTTCGTGGTGGGGTTTTGCATGTTGGCAATTTAAGAATTGCATTAAAAGATATTGGGTTCGATGTTATGGACGAAGCCATCACAAAGGCTGATAACGGCATAGACCATTACAAAGACCACGTTAAGGTAAGGAATTGCATTGTATGAATCATTCTGAATGGCTTGATAAGGCCAAAAGGTTATACGGTAAAAATGCGGGCGACTGGAAATTTAAATGCCCAGTATGCCAGACCGTACAAACTGCCCAGGACTTTGTTAGGGCTGGATTAAGCAAAGAAGAGGCAAGCACGTCAATTGCTCAAGAGTGCATTGGTCGCCACCTTCAAAATAAAGAGAAAGCTTTTGGAGAGAAGAAGCGCAAAAAAGGTGTGCCATGCGATTATGCAGGATATGGGTTATTTAAATTAAATCCTGTAGAGATAATTATGGATGACGGTACAAAGTATAACGCCTTTGACTTTGCGGATGAGGAAGCAATAAATGAATGAAGTAAAAGTTAAATGGCCTCTCATAGCCAAAGAATGGGATAAAACCTATTTCAACTATATTGACCTGGGCAATTATACAATGTTCCGCATGTCATTATATAGGACTGGCCAGCCTAGATTGGGCTTGTACGTATCGGTTGAAGATAAAGGCTCGTTCTTTTTCTCCTTGGAGAACAGACTGCATAAAGATTACGTGGCCGAGAAATTATTTTTGCAAGGTGATGCTGGTCAAATGGCTGACTTCCTAAATGCTCAACTTGGCAAGGAAGGAGAACAACAAGGACATTACTACGAGCAGGTAATAAAAGACGTTGAGCCATATGGCAAGATTGGAGAGGGTAAGTACATGCCGTGGAGTCCTGAAATATTATGAACGATGAATTTATTAAAGAAAGGTTATTGTTAATCCTTGGCTTTGGAACGTCCCTTGTATTAGAGCTTAGAAGGTATGCCCCAAAAGATAGAGAGAAAGACATCCTATGGTTTATCCAGGCTATGGAGAACGTTGTTTACCAGAATAAGCCTTTGCCACCATTCCCAGATAGATAAATGAACGACTTCACAAAATCAGAGCTTTCAATTATTCATCTTGCAGTCGTTAGAGACATGAATCAATTCGCTCACATATTAAAGACCTCTCCTTCCATGATTGAATTACGAGACAAATTAGAAGCCATGATTGATAACTATTGCGACCATTCCGAAGAGTACGAAGACTTTAACTATAGTCCTATGCGCTGCAAAGAGTGCAAGGAGATAACGGGGTAAGAATGAGCCATCAGTTAATTGGCTATGTACGTGTATCATCACAAGGACAAAATACTGCCAGACAATTACAAGGGATTGAATTAGACATGGAATTTATCGATAAGGTTACAGGAAGTAATCTTGACCGTGAGAAGCTACAAGAGTGTGTCGCTTATGCGAGAAAGGGCGATACGGTTGTTGTTGACAGCATAGACCGTTTGGCACGAAACTTGCGCGACCTTCAAGAGATATTAGAAACGCTTACCAAAAAAGGGGTAGTCGTTAAGTTTATTAAGGAAAACCTTACCTTTACGGGCAATGACGATGCAATGTCTACCCTCATGCTTCAAATGATGGGCGCTTTTGCTGAATTTGAACGTACAATGATTAAGTCCAGGCAAAGAGAGGGTATAACCCAGGCCAGGCTTGCAGGAAAGCACCTTGGTAGACCCTTTAAAGTTGACAATAAATTTAGAAAAGTTGTCAAAGACAAGCTCGAAAGTTGTCAATCCATCCGAAGTATTGCCAAGGATATGAACGTTTCAAGGGCGACCATATATAAAGTAAAGGAGCAAATTAATGACCAAGGAATGCAAACATGAATGGCACGCAATTAATCCTTTTCAAAGGATATGCTGTAACTGCAATAAAGTAGCTAATGTGGCGCATCTTAAGATAATGTCTGAAAAAGAATTTGCAGAGCAATACACACAAAACCCTGAATGTGGGCCGATTATATTTAATGATGCGCAAGACTTTAAAAAGTAGTTATGTAAACGGATTTATAATAAAAATAAGGAAGTTAAATGAGCGGGAAAACATTTCCAGATGATAAGTCATCACCTATTTTCACAGAGGCAATGATTGAATTAATCAAGGGATTTAAACACTACATACAAGAAATAAATAAAGTTTCCGAACAAGGTGATTTAATTATATTATGCCATTTATTTACGGCTGTTTTTATTAATTCAGCACGGGATTATATAGAATTTTATAGAACAGAAAAAAATGACCCTCCTTCTCAAGGCGTAAAATGCTACAAACAATTAGTTGATATAGTGTCAAAAGGAATAATGAGTGATGTAGTAATGAATGTTTTTAATTTCCCGCCCGAAGAATGGGAAAAATTCACCGTTAAAGCCTAATATAAGGTAATTATATTCCCAATGAAGGACATAAATAAAATGCGCCTTGGCGTATTGCGTGAGCTTAAGAATGTTCACAAGTTCCTGGATAACATGGAACGCAGCGTTAAAACCCGCAATCCAGAAGCGATTCAAAGGGCTTATATGTTCCTGGTTCACCTAGTGCGAGAAATGAATGAAGGCTGTTTAACACCCGACAATGTGGCGCTTGATGTTGATCTAGCACAATTGTTAGGTGAAAATCAAGGAAACGGAATCGATTGAGTTTTTCCGGAAATTGTAAAAATTAATCATTCCACTTGCACACGAGATCCCTTTTTCGTACTATGCAAATTTTTTAAGCGAGAATACATTGCGTTTTTACGTTGATGGTCATGAACTGGATGTTCAAGACCCAACTTTCTTTATGGACGAAGAGGAATATACAGAAATCAAACAAACTTTAGATGAGATGTTGAGTACCTATGCTGACCTACCAATGGCTAAACAAAGCTAAAGACCGATTCTATCAAATAACAGTCAAACAAAATGGACTTACTAATATTGTCCTCGATTACCATTGGGGTAGCTGTAATTCAAATCGCGGTGGTGCTAAAAGCATTTCATTGTGTTCCGAAGAAGAAGCGCAAAAAACGATTGACCAAATGATGAAGAGGCGCAAAAGCCGTGGCTACGAACTTATTGCGCCCTAGTGTTTAGGCTGCTTCTTGTTCCAGAACAGGCTCGCTTGCAACTTCTTCGCTTGGCTCTGGCTCTGGGTCAGGATTTAATAATTGATTAAGAATTTGTTCAATCACGGATATAGCGCCCAATACTTGATGGTAACTATGTAATGCTTGGTCTCTTCTTTGGATAAAGACCGACAAGTCTTTTTTTAACTGCTCAATCGTTAACGACATTAACTAACTCCTTGTTGTTTTAAATAAATCCTTATACGTAAATATATTCTGTAACTAAAATAGCCCCAAACCTTCCAGCATTGCCTCCAATGGAAACAGAACCAGCGGTTGTTCCACCGTAAACACCAACACCATAGCCACCATAACCAAAGCCTAACTGGAAGCCATAACCATTTTGCTGTCCAGATGTACTTCCCGCTTGTGCAGCAACGAACATTTGAGGAGGAATATAGAAAGATAATGGACTATAACCACCTTGGTCAATATAAAGCAATAGCGTAGTCCCAAGAATAGCAGCATAACTCATTCCCGTAGCAGGGCGAATATTAATAATTACGTTACCTGTACCCACTGTATTTGCACTGGATTGGACGCTACCTTTGGAGCCAGCCGCATTATTAAATGTACTGGGTTGCCCTGCTCCTGCTGTCCAGTTGCCAAAAGTAGTCGCATTACCAACCGTACCGTTAGTTGATGAGGTTCCACCGGCTCCACCAGCACCTACGGTATAGGCTAAAGATGCCCCTATTTGCGCAGCAGTCATCGTAAATTTCAAATAACCACCACTAGCACCACCTGTCGTAACGGTCGCTGTTCCGGCATTAGCACCTAAATTACAACCGCCAGAGCCACCACC